CGGGTTCGGCTTGTGGAAAGATTTGGGCGATGAATGGAAAGACGAAATCCTTAAAGTGATTGGCAGCGGTTTCTGTGTAGTGTTCATTCTTCATGCGATTTTAGAGGATGATGGATACTTTTTCCCTGTTGGTGATAAGAAGCGTATGCTTCCTATTCTACTTAATCACAGTGATGTAATTGGTTATGTAAAAGGTAATGGTGTTGATCCTGATACTGGAAAGTCAATTCATTCGTCTCTTATGGTGGCAGGTACAGATGAATATTTTGCAAGAACAAGGAATGAATACTTTGATCCCGTAATTGAGGATTTTACAGCAGAAAATCTTATTCAAGCTTACTATGATGCGATTGATCGTCAGGAGAAAGCCGAAGGTGTTAAAGCTGTATCTAAAGAAGAACGAGATGCGATGTTTAATGTTGAGAAACGAGATTTTGATGAACTTATGAACGAAGTTCAAGAAACAGGCGCTGCCATTGTTGAAAAATATGGTTCTAAAGAAAAAGTGACTGAGGTTGTTGAGTCTGTTCTTGGTAAAGGTTCATTAGTTTCTAATTGTACTCCTAAACAGCAAGAAGCTGTGGAAGTAATTCTTAATGAATTAAGGGGGTTACTTCAGTAAAAACCTTGAATTATATGAGGATAAATCCTAATGGCTTATAAAACATGTGTTATCTGTGGGGAGAGGATTCTCCCCACAGAAACTTCAGTACCTTATAAAGGTAGATTTGTACATAGTCATTGCTTTAACAAAACAATGAAAGCAATGACACAAAATAAACAAAAACAGCTTGCGGAATCAAGTAAAAAACCAAAAAAATCGACAGCTAAAACAAAAACTGAATTGAAAGATGGCATGTCTGAAGAAGAGTATGCTAAGAAAAAGCAGTTTTTTGATTATCTTAAAGAAATAGCAGATGAGGAACATTTATCTGTTAAGCAAGTAGCCGTTACAGAAAAATATATAGAGCGTTATAATTTTACTTATGAAGGAATGTATCAAACATTAGTTTATATGAATGAAATAATTCATAAAGATTTAACTGGAGATGTTGTTGGTATCATTCCTTATTATTATTCCGAAGCAATGCATTTTCAAGAAGAGTTAGATGATTTAGAAAAGGTTGGAAAAGATTTTTCTTTTAGAGGAAAATATAAAACAAAAATTGTAAAGACTAATACAATGCATCGTAGAAAAAACTATCAGCCAATGGATGTGCTGAGTATAGGAGAGTAAGATGATAGTACCATATATGGATAGTTTGAATTTTGAGATTTATGTTGGAGATCTGATAGAAGCGTTGAAACCTAAATCAGAAGAAGAGATTGAACATATTGCAGATGAATTACATCAGTCATTGGAAATTGCGATTTCTGATTTTATTGATGATAGCGAGGAATTTGATTTAGATAATTATCATCCACTGTATTGACGAAAGGATAAATAACTATGAATATGAATAATATGTTTAACGGAATGTTTGGCAAAATTGCTCCAGGAATGTGCAGACTTAGTATGAGTGGTAAGATCGCTGTTAAAACCAGTAATGGTTATAAGAGTTATGATATGAAGACAGGCAGACTTACTAATCAGGATAGCTTTGTATTTGATATTGGCGAAGATTTCTTCTTTGTCATCCCTACAAACAATGTAAAGGCAGGGGACATTATTTTGGTAGGTGGATCTCCTAAATGTGTGGTAGAAGCACAGAAAAACAAGATCACTGTCATTGATTATGAAGAGGGATCTATTAAAGATATCCTACCCGAACGTCATGTGTTTATGGGTAATACATACTTCTACGGCAAAATCGTTTCTCTGTTTGGCGATAATTTCACTAAGTCGAAGAATGGTATGAACAACATCATGAAGTATATGATGATGTCCCAGATGATGAATGGCAATGGCGGTATGAGTAATATGAGTCAGATGCTTCCATTTATGATGATGGGTGGCGGGAATTTCTCTGAGATGTTTGATGATATGTTTGATTTTGATGGTCTGAGCATGGATGCAGAAGATTCTGAGGAGGTGGAAGACGAATGAGACTTTTTGGATTTGGAGATAAGGTGAAAGAACAGCTTACTGGATATGTAGGAAAGGTAACTGGTATTGCAGAGTATTGCACAGGTACAATACAGTATCTGGTAGAGGGTATGGATAATACAGGAAGACCAACGGAATTTTGGTACGATGAAAGAAGATTGGAGAGTGCTGAATAATGGGTGGAGGATCTTGGACAAGAAGTAGTTTTGTAAATTATACAGCATCTACTAAGGCGGGAGCAACAGTAGATAGTCTTGGTAGTGTTGTTGGTGTCAGTTCTACGCAGGATATTTATAAACAGCATACTATTAATAAGATGCTTGTACCATACAAAGTGATGCGTGAGTGTCTGGATAGTGACGAACATCCTGAAACAAAGCCAGTACTGCTTGCACTTGATGTTACTGGTAGTATGGGAGATGCAGCAACTGAGGCTTCCAAACAGTTGAATATAATTATGGAAGATCTGTATAAGACACTGAAGGATGTAGAATTTTGTGTCATGGGTATTGGAGATCTGGTCTGTGACCGTTATCCAATTCAGATCAGCCAGTTTGAATCAGACATCCGTATTGCTGATCAGATGGAGAAGATTTACTTTGAATTCGGTGGCGGTGGCAATATGTATGAGTCATACACTGCTGCCTGGTATATGGGTGTGAGACATACGAAACTGGATTGTTGGAAGCGAGGACAGAAAGGTATTCTGATCACTATTGGTGATGAATTTCTGAATCCTTATCTTCCCATGGAGAAACTGAATGCAGATACTGGTGATACGGTACAGGAGGATGTAGATACTAAAGGGTTATATGCAGAGGTATCTGAGAAATATGATGTTTATCATATTCATGTAAATCATTTGAAGGATTATTCTTCCAGATATAGCTATACAAATGTTAAATCCACTTTTGCTAAAGTGATTGGAGATCAGAATATTATGTGTTGTGAAGATGTAAAAGATCTTCCTAAAATGATTACGGATCTGATTATCAGCCATTATACTGGGAGCGGTAATAATGGAGTTAAAGTAACTGACGAAGGTATCAGTTGGTAGAATAGGAGAAGAGACAGTATGAGCATTGAAGCGAAGGTTATAATTGGTAGTTCGGCAGGTGATGAAGGAAAAGGATTGGCGGTAGATTATTATGCCCATCAGGCTAATCTAAAAGGGCATAAGACGCTTGTTGTACTTAACAATGGTGGTCCGCAGCATGCTCATACTGTTTCTTTAACGGATGGAACTAAACATATTTTTCGTCATGTAGGTTCTGGTACTTTTGCAGGAGCGGATACATATTTATCAGCATGGTTTTTAGTTAATCCTATTTTCTTTGCAGAAGAACATAAGAAATTAAAAACTATGGGTTATAATCCTATTATTTATGTGGATGAAAGATGTAGAATTACTACTCCATACGAAATGATTCTGAATCAAATAGTGGAGCAGTCCAGAGGTAAAAACCGTCATGGTAGTTGTGGTATGGGGATCTGGGAAACGGTAAAGTTGTACGACAGATATGTAATGAGAGCATGGGAAGATTATGCTTATCTTACATCCAGAAAGAGTCTGATTGAAGAGCGTAAGGATTTGTTTCGTAGAAATTTTAGTCAGTATTTGAACGCTAATGAGATTATAGATGAAGTATGGAGTGAATGGCAGCTGCTTGTACAAGATGAAAAGCTGTATCAACGTTATTTGGATGATCTGGATTATATGTACAAGAATACCATTGTTTGTGATTCAGAAATCATAAATCATTATGATGAAGTGATATTTGAAAATGGTCAGGGACTATTACTTAATGATGATCCTAACAATGTACATACCACTCCCAGTAATACAGGATTGGATAACATTCGTATGTTGGAACAATTACATGATTTCCATGCAGAACCAGTATATGTTACCAGAACTTACTTAACCAGACATGGTGCTGATCCCGCTTTTATTGAAAATAAGAGTTTGAGATTTAGCGATGAAACAAATATTCCCAATCCTTTTCAGGGTGCAATTCGTTACGGGAATCTGGATATGGGATTGATTCGAAGAATTGAGAAAGATTCTTATGACAGAGATTAT